GGTCCTGCGACTGCACTAAGAGCTATTGGAGCAATTTGTTTTAATAATTTACCTATACTCATTCTAACACACTACCTTATTTTAAATATATATTCAATCCTATATCTGTGCTAACGCACTTGTTGTTACTCTTGTCTTCGATAGCTCTTGTATACTTGCTACAACATGCAACCTATTTGCCGTTGCTGCTGTTGCTTTCAGTATTTCACCACTTTGTAATACTAAATCTCTTGTTAACAACTCAATAGTACCATTTGCACCTACTGCCTTTACTTTAAACAAGCTAAATACATCACTGCCATTTGTAATAGTTAATGTTACGGTATCAGCATTACCGCTATCTTCTGATACTATTATAGAACTTACAACAGACGCATTAAAATCTGCTCCACTAGGTGCAGTGTATAAAACAGTAGCATCAGTTGTTGTTAAATCAACTTTTGCATTTGTTAAGCCTTGTATATATTGTGGTATACTAGTTACTAACATTATCTTCTTCCATCTGGTCTAATATCAACTCGTGGAGTACCAAGTTTATACTTAGTTCCTAACGATGTTGAATCTATTCGTAAAGCAAATGCTCTACCTCGAAGTCTATAATCTAACTTTTCTGTAAATTGTTCAACTGGACTTGTAGATGATCTTTGTGCATTTCCATCTTGTGTTTGACTAAAATTGGAGCCAGGAAAATTTTTTACTTTCATTGTAAAATCAACATCTGGATTCGTTGCCGTAGAACCATTAAAAGTTATATCAGGTATAACTCGATTAAGAAAAACAAACTTATCTCCTTCTCCAATATCCATTGGAGCTGATTCAATAAAAGATGTCATAGCAGAGCCATCATCATCATAACCTGTTTCATGGTTATATAAATATTGTCCACCAGTTGCTATTGGTAATGTTCTTATACCTCTGTCAAGCCATGCTTGGCGAGCCATTGTTCCATAATACCACACTTTTTCTATATAATTATATACAACGTAAGCATCTATTTCTGTACTACTTGCAGTTGGATAGAACCATAATATTTCACCAAATTCAGAGTTGACTCCTGCATGAACCTTATCACTTTCTTCAAAGTTAAAATTTAAAAATATTTTGTCTTTGACTGTGCAAGGCATTTGTTGTGTTTGACCACCAGAATACAAGTAAAAAGTATCAACTCCCATCCAAAACACAACATCCTCAACAGCAATAGCTGAAGCAGGACTCATAATAGTTATGTTCTTAGATAGTTCTTGCAAGCCAAATGTAAATGGAGGACCTATAAATTTCATGCCGTGTAGTGTTTTATTAGTAAACACAAGTATCTGTTGTTTTGTTTCTACGGCTTGAACAAATGTTGATCCACCACCAAGTCTTAAATCACCTGCTGTGTTTGTAGCAGTTGGAAACCATTGAACAGGATTTTCTTGTGATGAAAATCTAATAAGTAATGGGTCTTGTACTCCATTACCTTGTGTTGTTGTAGCAGTAGCACCGAATCCATCACAGCCAAAAGCAATCACATGTCTGTCTTGATCAGAAACAAGAACTTGTTTAGCCACCTGTGGAACACTAGTTTCTCCAGAAAATGTGCTAGTTGCACTAAGCTCAACAGCTCTAGCAGATAAGCCAGAAGTTTTATCCCAATAAAACAAACCACTATCTCTTGGATTTATAATTAAATCTTCACCAAAATTATCATGCGACCACAATCGTATCTGCGCTCCTGATACTGTAACCGATGCTGCATTACCCCAACCAACAAAATCATTGGCAGAATCTGCATTACCAACTGCTAATCTTACAAGAGTATTATCTGCATGTGTTGCTGCTGTTGTACCACTTGCACCTCTGGTTGACGGACCTCCACCAGTGCCTAAAGTATTAGAACTTATTGTACCAACTGTAATCAGTTCTTCTTCTATTAATATCAAATCACCAGCCGTGATGTCCGTTGCACTGTCCACATCTATTTCAGTTTCACTTGCATCTAATGCTTCTGCTAATTGTGTTGCTAAAGCACCAGATGTTGTACCACTCCACTGTCCAGCACCCCAACCAGTTCCACCAACTGTTACATCAAGACCTGTGTTTATTTGATATGTACCAACAATACTACCACCACCATTACCCGTGTCAGAACCATTTGCTGCAACAGAAGATATAATTGTATAAGAATTAGAGCTTATAATTGATACAATTTTATATTCTATGTTTAATATTGTGGCTGTTATTGTACCACCTAGCGTGGCTGCTCCAGAAAAAGTTACAAAATCATTTTCGTTTGCTCCATGAGCAGGATCTATAACAGTTAATGTTGTTGATCCGTTGGTTGCAGAAAAGGTTACGTCACCCGCTGATGTGGTGTTTCTTATAGGTGTTATATCATTAAATGTTTGACCTTCTTCTATATAATACTTGAGATGTGTACCGATACCCATAAAATCAGAACCATCAAGAGCAACCCAATTATGTAATCGTCTTGCTGATCCTTGATAAGTGTTAGGGCTATATTTAGACCAACCACCAATCTTTTCTGGAAAACCAAGTCTAAATCTAACCTTATCGCCATCGACAAAACCACCCTCATTACTATGAGATGTAAGATCTGATATAACTCCTGGTCTAAATTTTAAACTTTGTATTGGCATTACGCTGTACCTCCAGTTAAAGAACCACTGCCACTTGATGAAACATTACTAACACCTTGAATTGATTTACCTGATGCGCCTCCAGATGCGCCACCTGCGCCATTAGTAGGAGCAGAAGAAGGAAAACTTACTGATGTGCCGCTACCATTACTACCCGTAGAACCAGATGAACCTGCGGCACCAAAAGCTCCACCTGCACCGCCTGCTCCACCAGAGCCTGCATTATTAGAACCAGATCCAGCACTACCTGCTGATCCTGCTGACTGATTGTATCCTTGACCTACACCACCAGAGCCTCCAGAGCCACCCGTTTGTATTGCTAAACAAGTACCAGAAACTGACATAGACAAAGTATTATAATAATAATTTTTTCCATTTGAACTAGTTCCATAACCAGTAAAATATGTTGTAGTTGAAGCTGTTATGTTTGCTGTTCCACTATTACTTCTTGATGTACCAGCACTAGAAGTACTTGTGCTTACTGATACCGTAGGTGTTCCATATCCGCTTCCATAAGTAGAACTAATACTAGCAGAAACAGTATAAACACCTGTTATGTTTGTTTGAGCAGATATATAAATTGGACCTCTATTTGCACAAGCTCCATCAAAACCAGCTCCCGCACTCCCAGAATGATTTATATCAAACTGTGCAGGATTAATCCCACGACTAAATTGTGCATTTATACCACCCCATAATCTATCAGAAACAACTCCTGCACCATCTAAAGCACCAGCACTTGTATAAATTGAGTTTAACCAACTTGGTTTATTGTTTTGTGGAGTAGAAGTGCCGCCGCCACCTTCATCTACTAAATTAGAGAATGTAGCATTAGCTGTATAAACACCACTACCTCCCGTGCCTCCATTACCACCACCACCACCACCAGCTTTAATTGTACCATTATTAACTAACGTAACTGATACACTACCATCAACCTGTAAGGCGTTACCACCTGCTGATGATGCAGCTCCTCCCGCACCTTCTATACTACCATTATTAGTAATAGTAATTGTGCCTGCACCTGTGCTATCTATTTTTAAAGCTGGAGCTGAAGAACTTGTTGCTCCTACTGTTTGTGATGCATTTATCACTATTTCTTTTGGGTAATTCACTGCAAAATCGTCACCAAAAACACCTACACCACTTTGATCTGTAGCAGTCGATGAGTAAGTCTTTCTAAATGCTCTTGCTTGTCCATAAAAATCATTTATAGATAAAGGACTACTATTAGCACTAGTTGGTATATCCGCAGACAAATTTGTAGCTGTATTATTATCTGCATTTGCTCTAACTAATGAACCGCCTCTATAATAATCATTCAATACAACAGGATCAGATGAGCCGTTATTATACTCATCTCTTATATTAGCTAATGATATTGTACCACTAGATTGCAGTGTCATTATAAACTTGTTCCAAATGCTGTTATATTATTAGCGGATGTTACCGCACCATTAGACCCTAGCTTAAATACTGTTGTTCCATTATACTTAAATAACAATTCATTATCTCCAGCATCTAATGATATTGCCCATTTACTTGATCCAAATAGTATTGCATTACCATTAGTATCTAAATTACCTCCAAGTTGAGGTGTTGTGTCTCCTAATAAATCTGTAGGAACTGTTGCCACATTTGCATTTGCACCCGTACCATCTGCAAAAACTATGGCAGATGTGCCAGTAGCTAAAGCTACGGTAGTTCCAGAGCCTCCACCCTGTTTTACTGTAGCTGTTTGATTTGTTGTATTTTTAATAAAAAACCATTTTTGTTGATCGTTGGGATCTATCAGTAAATTAAAACCACCAGAGGGCGAGCCAGATAAGATTAAAATTTTGTAATGACCCTCTGACAAAGTGCCATCACTTGTGCTTACAGTTTTATCTCCAGATATAGTTAGAGTAACAAGACCATTAAGTGTTCTATCTATTATATCTAAATTGTTATTGGTTGTAGTACCCCAAGCTCCCGCTTGTTCTCCAGCACCTATTTTTTCTATGCCACCATTTGATGTATATGTACTTGCCATGTTTACCTCACGCTTCTATCTCTGTCCAAGTCTCTGACCCAGATGGAGTTACTGTTGTCCAACTTTCTGTACCACTTGGTGAAATGGTTGTGTATTCTTCTTTTGTAGCACCTGCATTAATATTCTCAAACAATAAATCACCATTAGATGTCTGTGTCGCATTTAAATTTGTTGTTGCAACACCTGACCCTATCATAATACCATTTCCACTTTGTGTAAATGCACTACTCAAAGTAGCTTCAGTAAAGTTTACTATTTTTATATTTTCGGTAGTCTGTGTAAAAAAAGAACTAATGTCTATTACACCACTTGCTTTAGTATTTACTTCAACAGTTTGTGTAAAATTACCGTTTAAAGAAACAGTACCTACAAGTGTTCCAACTCCTATACTAGAACTTGTAGCAAGAGCGTTCATCTCTGCTACACCAAGACGTACAATGCCTCCTACATCAGCAAAAGGAGCTTCAGCAATGGAGGCATGACCAAACATCAATCAGCATTCTCTATCTTGTTGCCTTCAGCTACCCATTCAAGGATTGCTTGGTAGTCTGTGTTGTCAGGGTCTAGTGGTACAGACATTGCCTGACCATCAATTACACAGTTGATAGAACAAATTCTATTATCTTGGTCTTTATTATATTTAGCGTTAGTAATAATCATAATATCTCCTATAATTCGGCACTAAACATAACTGCTGCATCAGCATCATTATTAGCACCAAATAAATTTCCATCTCCTGCTGTCAGTCCACCACCACTAGAAGTACATTCAAGAACACAGAAGTAAGTACTTGTATGATTTATAGCTATCCCAGTTATTGCTTTACCTCCGTCACGATAATTTCTTAAATCACCACTTGTTGTTAAAGTGGGTGCTGACCTCATTCTACAAGGAAATGACAAACCATTATAAGCAAGAGTTGAACTAATTGCTACCCCATTGCTAAAAAAGTCAAATGTACTATCTGATTGTGTTTTGTAAAAATACCTCTGACACAAAGCTAGTTCTTCCCCAAATGACCTATGCTCAAATGGTGTGGCTTGTGAGCCTACTTCTAGTTGGACTCCAGTTATTTTCCATTGAGCAGATGCATTTTCTACAAATTTAACATTTTCACCAGTTGCTCCATAATCATCTGACGCATTCCATTGTCCTGCTGTGCCAGTAAAGTTTGAACCCATACCAAGACTAAATGTAAGCATTAAACCTCTACCATTTGTTCCACCCACCCAAGTTCCAGTTGTATCTCCTGCAATAGTTATTGTTTTTCTTTCCCAAGTATTAGCAGAGCTAATTGTATATGTATAAGGATAGGCTCTATTTTCAGATGCATTTAGCAATGAACCACTAAAAGTTCCAGTAACACTAGACTGAACATAAAAAGATATTGTTATTGTTTTTGCTGTAGATTTTCCAAAATTTAAATGTGCTGAATCAAAACCCTCAACAAAATAAGTAAGAAAGAAAAAATCTGATGATGCCACTGTATGATTTGAATGAACTGTAACACCTAAATAATGTGAAAATCCTTCTGGTGGCGATATTGCTTGTGCATTTTGTTGAACTTTTAATTTCGATGCTTGTGAGGCATTATAACGAAATCTATCTATAAAATAATCATTATTTGCAGGTATGACCTCACTTCCACTGTTTCTCTGGTCTATCTGACAGCCACCATTTATAACCATATTTCTTCGCCCACCAATCTGACTATTGGTTAGGACTTCACCCATCTTTGCTAATTCTGCTGCTTTGGTCATGCTAAATCTCCGTGTATTCCTGTCATAACTTGCTGTGAATCATAATTAGAATTTGAGCCATCTCTAACTCTAACTCTTATTGAACTTGTAGTAGTTCCATTTGCACCAGTATTTGTTTGTGATATTCCAGAAAACTTTGATGAATAAACAGCATTACCCATGTTTGAGGTGAAATTAAATGTGTATTCTCCTGTTCCGTGGTCCGTTGGACTTGAGTTATTAAAAGAATCTTGCAGTGCTATAGTTCCTTGACCATTAAGATATGCCCAAGACTTTGCTGTACCCTGATTGATTGTACTCATTGCAGTAGAATTATTACTACTTGCATCTGTTAATGTGTTTACTCTTAATATACTAGCCATTATGCGAGGTCTCCAAATATATGTGCATAAACTCTGTCTTCTTCATTTGCAGTCGTTGAACCATTAGTGCTACTAACAAGAAAAGTATAAAGCCTATACAAAGTTGCTGTAGCATCTGTGCCATTATAGTCTTTTTCATGTACATGATAATCAGTTGCTAAAGCACCAATACTATAATTTGCACTAGCCATATCATTGGCTATCGTAATTGTGGTATCTGCTGTACCATTGTCTGTGATTGATGTTGTGTTAAAACTATCGGCTGTAGAATGGTTAGCACTACTAAACTTTATCCATTGCTTACACAACCCTTGTTGCAGATTAGTTGTTGTACTATTGCCTTCACCTGTAACGACTATGCTACCTGCT